CCCGGCTCCACCAAAAGCAGAGCGAATCTTTCCGTAGAACTCATCCAGTTCACTTTGGCTAGTAAATTGGAAACAATCGAGAAGATGATGACTCGATGTGCTTCCAGCTTTGTCCATAAAGCTGAAGCCAAAGTAGTAGCCAGTGCCAGTTACCTTGAAGATCGCACGCCTGTTGCTGCAATCCGCCAATTCATCGGCGGCGGCGGGAACAGTGTTCGGCCTGAACACGGTTTTGCGCAGATCGAAGCCGCAAAGGCTTACGCCGCGGGGGAGAATGATGCCGCCAGTTGCCTGTGGGTTGAAAGCTTGCAGTGCCGTATCATCGGGCTCGTAGCCGCTGGCCCATTCGCTTTCCGAAGAGGCTCCGTTGCCATTGAGCAGCACCGAGGCGCCGGGAGACAGCACGATGCTGACAAGATCAGCATTGCTCAGCGGTTGTTCGTAGAACGATTTTGCCGTAACAATTCCGGCTTCAATAATCGCCCGGTTAATTGTCTTAAATGGACGGGCTTCGCTGTATCCACACTCAAGGCGCTGCAATTCAATGCGCTTAGTAGCGCTGCCTGTGGTGCTATAGCTTCCGCCAACAAAAGTATCTTTTCCTGTGTATGGATTAACGTAAAATACATAGGGTGCTGAGAGTGGATCGTTCAGCAGGGCGCCAGGGCCGATCTCGGGGTTTCCGCCCAGCTGGCGCACAGCATCCGTGATGGCCGAAATCTGTGAGCGGAACGTTGCCTGAGAACTACTGATGTGATCCGCAGAATTGCTTTGGCCGCCACGAACGATCTTGGTCACAGCACAGGTATATCAGCCTGATTCGCAGTTTAGCCGTTCAGGCATCGGGGGTACTGATACCCATTTGTAGTGCTATTTCCCCAACAGTGACAAAGTTTAAGGAGCCAGCAATGATCTCAGTAGCTCGCGTATTGATGGCAGTTGATGTTACCAAGAACTCTGTTTCGTAGTACAAATCTCCCGGCAAACGAATTCCGCTCTCGGGGCGGTCCTCGATCATCCAGAACTCCGCTCGTGCCTTGCAGCCTTTTTCTGTTAGCAGCAACAGACGCATTAAAGTAGTGGCATCCGTCTGCCCTTGGATGTACTGTCGGTCCACATAAAAGTCTAGTGAGCCGCCCCCTGTGACAATCGACTTCACGGCATCGCCGAACTTTTCACCGACTGCAGTTGCGTCAACTTCATTTGCAGTCAGGTTCAACGTCCAGCTCTGCAGTAATCCTTGAACTTCCCAATCACTGGTTTCCGCGGTCAAGGTCAGTGAACCGAAGTCGACGTTGTACAGGGGGATTCGTCCTGATTGGCCTCCCTTCATTGCTTCGACCTTCGTGCTGTAGAAAGCGATTTGATCTAGTTGATCTCTATGTATAAACAGATTTCTGCTAGTTGTTTGCCCGCTGGCTGCTGCTGTTGCATAAAAATGTAGGTTATCGTCGGTACCAGCCCCTTCGGTAGGGAAAAATAGCGGGCTGTCTGATAACCATTGCCATTCATAGATACTTGTGTTCTCTCCACCTCCGCTACCAGTTCCGCCTTGGTAGAACGGCGCGCTGTCCGAGCTGACGTGCGCGCGATTTGTCCCTACCAACCAGGGCCCCGCAGCGTACATCGCGTAACCGTCTGGGCAGTCCGGACCGTCGGTTCCTGAGTCGAGTGGCAGCCCGCGGGGACACACCATCGTCACTTCGTCCCCAGTCCACAGACCAGGCTCAACGACGACGAGTGTGTCGCTCTCGGGGTCCAGAGCAGAGGGCACCACCACAGCAGGGAGGGCGGCTTCGCGCTGAAGGACCAGAGAACCTCCATGGCCGAGAACTGGCATCAGAAGCCTCCGCCAACCTTGCCGCTCACCTGGAAGCTGCAGCTACAGGCCGTGATTTCACCTACAGAAACAGGTGTTCCGACCTGAGTAAGAAACGCTGAACAATTCAAAGCGCGACTTGTGGACGTATTCAGGTACAAATCAATGCTTGTCGCCCCGTCACTTCGGAAGATGCTGTTTAGTAGATCGCGTGTTACAGCGTCGTTCTCGACGTAGAGGATCGTCGCAGACCCAGTAGCCCCGCGTAGACCCTCGACATACGTGCGGTCGTCATCGCCCAGCGCTGTGTCCTCGAGCGCGTCTCGACTGATGTCGATCGAGAAGTTGCGGACTTTCGCCACCCGCGCTCCGCGGAAGTGAAGCGCGCCATTGGCACCGGTAACGACGCTCATCCGTCCCTCTGTCCTTCGAGTGTTACCTGAATCGTACTGAGACCACGTTTGACTGCTGTGATCGTTGGGCGCTCACTGAACCGCCAGGTGTAGTCGCGCTGCAGTCGTTCCTGTAGCAGCTCGTCCATACCACCCCAGACCTCTGAGGGCAGGCTCAGCTCGCCGAAACTCCCATTCGCGTCTTCGTAGGCCGTCGTGATGGCCAGAGCTACGGCGTCCCGTTTGTTGCCGAACTCCAGGTCGAGCGTGGCAGCCGAGGGCTGCGATCCGTACAGCCGGCTCACACCGGTGCCAGAGATCGAGGTGAAGCGCTTCACCGGGTAACTGCCCAGCTTGTAGCTGCGGCTGGTGGGAGCAATAGCGGGGAACGGAGTGGTCATGTCACGGTCACTGTGCGGGTTTGCGTCTGCGGGCTATCGCTAGCAGTCGGCGAGCTGATCGTGCACCTCACTGTATAGGTGCCGGCCACATCGAAAGTGACTGTCGCTCTCGGGGCGTTGGAGTTTGTGATTGACGCGGATGCACCGGATGTGTTCGAGGTCCAGGTCCAGTTGACAAAAGCAGCACCGAGCGAGTCGGCGGTCCCTGTACCTGACCCCACTGCAGTTGCGGTGAAGACCACACCCACCGTGTTGCTTGCGGCGCCGATCGTTGTGAAGTTTGTCGTGCCAACAGTGACTATTTGATATTGCTGACCGACGGTGAATGATCCAGCAGTTGTGGCAACCGGCTTGTTGACATACGTCGCCGTGTAGGCAGTCTCTGTGTTGATTGCCACTGCGGTGCTACCTGTGAGTGTCACCGCGCCAATTGTTCCAATAGTGGTTGATGCTATTGCCGTAATTGTCTTTGTCGCCGCGATTGTCGTTGCACCACGCGTCACCGTACACGTAATTGTTCGCACCCCTGCACTGGTGGCCGTGACTGTGGTGGACGCTGCAGTTGGGCTCCCGAACGTCACGCCGGAACCAGTCCAGAGGTAGGTGTAGGTCCCGGCGCCCCCACTCACCAGAGCGCTGTAGCTCGATGGAGCGCCAACAATGGTGCTGTTTTTTCCTGTTATTTGAACGCCTGTGAACGTGCTCACCGTCGTACCTGTGTTCTCGCTGGTCCCGATACGCCCCTCAATTATCCAGTTGGTTTCAGCATACCAGCCAATTGTGATTAGACTGAAGTCTTGCTCGTTTAGTGGGAAGTAGACTGCTTCTACTTGAATGTTTCCGTCTTCATCAAACCCAAGCGACTGCACCTTGTAGGCGCGCGTTTCAGCGCTGCCTTGTTTGACACAGAAGACTGCGTTGGTGTACTGACTGGTAGCTTGACTGACTACATTCAGCTCGGTTTCAATGATTTCACTTGTAGACCCGTTCCATAGCAGTACCTCGTAGGCGCCGTCAGCGAGCGGTTCTACCGTTGTCACCTTCCCTTTGCTATCAATTGCCCCGTTATTTGGCTGCAGGTAAGCGCTCGTCTCGAGCCCGAGCTTGAAACAGCGTCCGATCTCGAGGGCAGCCTGCGTTGGAACGGTCTTGAAGCGCACCGAGTGCGTGATCAGTCGGCTCCCGCGGCAGAAGTACTTGGCTACATCAATTGCGTGGATTTCGCTGGTAGCGAAGTCAGAGAGATCGATGCTCTCGAGTGGTGCGTTCTCGGGGGTTCCGATTTCCCGGACAGTGACCTCGCGGATGACGGGGAACAATCCTTTCGTCGTGCTGTCCCCGCTGGCTTTCTCCTGGCGCCACTTGACTGAGACGCGTTTGGGGATGCGTTGATCGACCTCGGCGTAGGTGAATTCGAATGAGTCCTCGATGATGTTGCCGGCGGTGTACATGCCGGTGATTGTTTCAGGCTGATTGAAGTAGACCGCAGGCTGCAGCGAGAACTTTCCATTCCGTATGACAAGATCCAGTAGGAAATAGCCCGCTGTCTGACTGCCCCACTGGCGCAGGTTAATTGGCTGCGCAATTGCCCCGTCGAAGAAGTAGCGGCGGTCGCGGGTCCATTGAGCACAGAAGTCGAAGGCTTCACCGTCAATCAGTTCGGGACTCAGTATTGAACCGACGCCGTAGCGTGTGTTCGTGAGCTGATCTTGAAAGACTTCTGGAAACGTATGGACACTGTTGATTCCTTCGTTGACGTACACAGACAGCTGATTCAACTGACTAAACTCCGTGCTGCTGCGGAGGTTCACCCCCACAAGTGCGATATTGTCGTAGTTCGGTACGTTGGGATTACCAGCTAGCAGGTTCACATACACCACTTCGTGCTCGGGGCTGCGCGCTGAGCTCTGGACCTCTTCAAAGACGAATGCCTCCGCGAGCTTGCCCCAGGCGTCGGCGTAGTCCCCGCTGTCGGCAAGGGCCACGCCGAGCCCCTTATCCCTGGTCGCCGCAACCGCGAAGGTGTCTTGCGTGCGCGCGACAGGCTCGCCGCTGTAGGCCACGGTGACGATGTTGGCACCGCTACCCGAACTGACGGTGCGGATGCCACTGATCCGGGCGTCCAGGACCTCCAGGCTGCCGCTGGCGAAGCTCACGTTGCTTCGTACCTCCCAGCCGCTCACTGGCTCGATCCGGAACTCCCAGCGCTGTACTGAGGGCATTTGCAGCCGGATGTAGTTGTAGACGGCCTGCTGCGTCAAGCTGCGGGCGCCGAAACATTGGTCGAGGTACACGAAGTCCGCGTCGCTACCGGCAATGCGGTAGCCGATCTTGAAGAAGGCGTAGCGCGTTTCAGAGCCGCTGAATGAGCCGGATTGATACGTGCTGAGTTCCAGGCTTTGACCGGGGGCGTAGACCCGACCGTTGAAGTAGGAACAGGCCCTGCCATCGATCTCGGTCTGGCTGAGCGCGTCGCGGAAGTTGCACAACCCGCTGATTCGGATCCCAAGGCTGCTGCGGAGGCCGATCTCGACGATCTGGGCCGCGCGGGGGATGGCAAAGCCAGCGATAGCGACTTTTAGTAGATGAGAGGTGTTGGTAGCTGTTAGTGTTCCGGTTGTGCCATTCAGTACGGCTACGCCTGCTCTGACGCAGCGCAGCGTGTACGACATGGACTGGCCACCGCCGATGGGCTCGTTATCGATCTCGGAGGCGAAGATTTCGTCGTTCGGGCTGCGTGTTTCGCAGACGAAGAGCGCGCTGCCAAACCGGTACAGCTCACCGGCGCTCAGGGCATCGTCCCACCCACGCTGGCGGCCGGAGACCGTTTGCGCGACATCGCGGCAGGTCTCCTCGTGGTATGGGCCTGATTGGACGCCGATAAAGACTCGGTTTGCTTCGCTGCTCGAATCGAGGGTGTAGGCGATCGTGTCACCTATCGCAAATGTTGTCGTGCCGCTAAAGCCGACTCCATTCTTGGCAGTTACACCCCCACGGCTGGCGAAGAGTGTGTTGTACTTGTCGCGTTGAGCCTGTGAGACCCCGTCGGGCTCGCAGACGAGTCGTGTGTCTTGTTTGCCTGAGGGTTCGGTCTTTACTTGTACAGCGGGTCGCAGCGCTGGATTAACGCGAAATGCGAGACCGTTGCCTAGTAGTGAATAGACGCCGAACTGCGTCTGCGTCGAGGGCTTGAACGCGTAGGAGAAGTCGGTAGCCCAAGCACCATTCAGTCCGACAATCTGGAACACATCGGTGCCACCATTGTTCTGGGCGTTGCCGATGTCATTTGCAGGAGACCGCCCTGCAATCCAGTCTGCATTGGTGAGTCGGCCACCGTCACGCGACACGTAGAACGTCACGCGGCTACTTGCGGCATTCGCAGTGCCAAGATCGTAACCACCGAGGACGTTATCGCCAAATGCGAACTGGGTGGGATCGATTGCGCCGACTCCGCCCTCGGCGATCAGAAATACTGCTCGCAGCATCTGGCTGCCACCTAGTGACAGCATTTGGCTCCAGAGCAAGTTGGTGTTAACCCGCACTCCGCCGTAGGTCACACCATCGATGGTCTCGCGCTTGGCGTAAACCAGTGGAATTGTGGAACCGATCTCTACGACGTTCTGTAGCGAGTCGAAACCGGCCTTGGGGGCGTACTCGGAGCGGCCGACTACGTTCTGGCCGGGCAGTGAGCTCTGCCGGATCTCGGCGGGCCGGCCGCCGGCCAGCTTCGGGCGAAAGAGAAGGCTCGCTACTACGGATAGAGCTATCCCAATTACTAGCTGAATTAGGAATGGAATTATTAGGAAGTTGACCGGCTTCCCTGGTTCAATCCTGCTGTGCTTATAGCAGTGCTTTACAAATGCGCGATACTCTGCCTCGGTGCAGCCAAGTACTGCGATTAGATCGCGATCTTGTGGCAAAAGAACAATCTGGTGGCCGCCCGGATTGAGCATCACACAAACGAAATCTGGCCTGTAGCCGGCAATGAGCCGACAAGGTACTGAGTCAGTGTACGCCGCGGTGATTGACCTGAAACAGCATCGAGTGGACTGCCAAGATCCATTGCAAGTCGGATCCCATCATGCTGAAAACCGGTTATTTGGTATGTCTCTTCCATGAACGTCGATGTCTCTTCTAGCGAGTCCGGATCGAGCCACACAGTACGAATGCGAATGATCCAGCGGTCATCTGCGGCTTGCTGGACAAAGTTGAGGATGAGTTGTGAGACTGCGAAAACTAGCTGTGCCCGAATGTTGCTGCCTTGCAGGTCTACGCTTGTACCACTAAAGCCAAACCCGGCGTACACGTAATTGACCCCCTCGTACGGGCGGGTTTGTTGCGAGTGAAAATTCTGAAATGCGTAGCCCGTTTCAACGCCTTCTGAAAGTTGAAAGTTGATGTATGTCCCTATGGCGATCTCGCTCATGATCACACTCCGATTGAACGGCGCGTAGCTGGATTGTTACGCAAGGCCGCCAACGTACGCTGCTGACCCAGTTTGGCTCCTTCTTGCGCCGCAATCCTCGTCGCCTGCAGCATGTCTTGCTCGGTCACGAATGGCAGATCGCCGGCGCCCACACGGCTGTACTTGATCTCCGTGCTGCTCGCACCGGACGTGAGCCAGCGTTCGACTTGCCGTTCTCGGGACATGGATGTAGCTGTGCTGAGCGCGTCGCGGTTCTCGCTGAAGGCGCTGCTGCTGGCCGCGGAGCTGCCCCCACCCCCGAGGGCAGCGCGGGATTGCGCCAGCGCAGCTGCCGTGCGGTCGGCTGGCAGGACGTAGCCGTCGGCGCCAGGGAAGACCAGCTCGGGGCCACGCTCGCCGACGATGTAGGGGCGCCCGGCGCTGATGGGGCCACCGGAGGCGCGGAACTGAAAGGGTCCGGCACCGGAGAAGATTCCGCCGCCGGCGACTGCCGCAGGTGCGCCGGCGCCGAAAAGTCTGCCCAGACCGCCACCACCGCCTGGAGCTCCGCCAGTGAGCAGCCCCAGTACCTGCAGGATCAGCGCCTTGGCGATCATCTGCGTCGCCATCTCGATGAAGGCCCGGCCGATGTTGGCGAACATCTGGCCGAAGGCTTCCTGCACCGTCATGGTGCCGTTGATCACGCCGCTGACGGCGTTGGACATGGCGCTGCCGAGCTCGGACTGGATGGTCTGGCCGAGGGACGCGACCATGGCCTTGGTGTCCGCCAGTTCAGCCTTCCAGCGGCCCATCAGATCCTGGACTGGGTCAGCTTTTTCCCTTGCGCGAGCGTCCTCGGCGTCGGCGCGCTTTCGGCCCTCCGTGGGGAGGTTTTTGAGCTGATCCTCGAGCTGCTTGATGCGTTCAAGCGCTCTGTTGAGCTCGGCCTGTAAGCGCTCCTTCTCTTTGGCGTCGGTGGTCCTATTGAGGCGCTTCTGCAGGTCATCGCGGAGCTTGCCCTCTAGGGCCAGGGCTTCGGTGAACTGCTGCTGGGCTTCGTTGAGCTCTCGGCGGATACGCAGCTTGTTGAGCTCGGCCTGGATGACCTCAGGTGAAACGCCCTCGGCTTGCAGACGGTTTCGCAGTCGTGCGGCCTCGATTTCCTCGTAGATGCCCTTGGTCTCGGTGCGGAAGCGACTCACCAAGTCGATGGCACGCTGCGTGGCCAGGATCGCCTCTTGCAGGATCTGCTCCTGGTGCAGGCTTTCGAGGTAGGCCGCGTGGCGCGCACCGAAGTCGGCCATCAGGCGCTTCTTCTGCTCAGCGTTCAGCAGCGTTGCGGCGTTGACGCTTTTCTCGATCTGGAGCAGCTCGCGGGTGGATGCTTTGACCTTGACCAGGGTGTCGAGCTCGATCTTGGTGCGCTCGGGGTCGAATGCGCCGGCGCTTGACTCGGCTAGCGCCTGGTAGGTGAGCTGTACCTGGGAGAGGTTGTCCTGGACGTCCTCGAGGCCGACAGGTTGGAAGACCGATTTGGCGATAGCGTCAAAGGCTTCGACTGTCTTGGCATTGGTCAGGGCCGCCTGCAGTGCGCGCAACCGCTCCATCGCGTTTGCCACGTTGCGCACCGCGGTCTGATACTCGGCGAGCTCGCGGGAACCATCGCCCAGGCCGCCACCAGTTGCGCCGACAGGAGTTCCGACAAGGGTGCCGATTGCCGGGCTCGCACCCTTCGCTCTTGGGGGAGCGCCGCCTGGTGTGCGGCGCAAAATGGCGTTGGTGTAGCCGATTCGATCGCCCCACTCGCTGCCGGCACCGATGGACTGGTAGCCGTCGAAGCGCTCGAACGCTGCGGCGCCCAGCAGCGCCTGGTTCATGGTTTGGGCGCCCTTGAGCTTTTGGTAGGCGGCGTTCTCGGGGCCAAGCAGTTCGTGCCAGATGAAGTCGAGCTGCTTGTTGAAATTGGCACCCGCGCCCGACTTGAGCATGGCTGTCTGACGCCCGTCCGTCCACTGCGCAAGCCCGAGCGCGCCGCTCTTGGGGTTCTGAGCGGTAGTGCTCATCTGGGACTCTTGTGTCAGGCCACCGACAAGGGCTGCAGAAGCGATGCGTGACAGGCCCTTGCCCATGAAGAACTGCATCGCCTTGTCCTGGCGGCCAGCCACGTCGGCAGGGACTGCACCAGAGGCGCCGGGGCCGCTGCTCGCGGCGGTTGCGTCACTGCGGGCGTCAGCGGCTGCTTTCTCGTTCGCGCTGGCGTCATTACGGAGCTTGGCAATCTTCTCCTCGATGGAGTAGCGATAGTTGGTGATAGTCCGCTCGAGGTTGGCTACTTCAATTGCCAGGTTCTGCTTGGCTGACTCGATCTCGAGCTCACCGCGCTCCCGCACAGAGAGGTAATTGTTGAGGGCTTCGAGGGCGGTGCGGGAAGCTCCTTCCTCGCCTTCGATCATCTTCTTGTTGGCCTGCTCCATCTGGAAGATGCGCAGTTCGCCGGCGGCGCGGAAGATTTCGACTTCCTTCTGGGCAAGGGCCTGGCGCTGTTGAAAGAGTTCGTTCTCCTGGGCGCGACGGAATGCTGCGATCTCTTTTTCTAGATCAGTGCGCTTGTTGGCTTCAAGTGTTATGCGTTCTTCTGCACTTCTCCTGTCCCGATCCGCGTCAACAGCACGCAGTTGATTGCGATAGTTCTGTTCGTCCTTCAGTAGTCCCTGGAGTTGCTGCCGTGACCCCTCCTCGAATCGCCCGATTTCGGAGCCAGATAGAGCGCTCCAGAATTCGCGCCAGCTTTGAATGCCTGGCTTCAGTTCATAGCGGATTTGGTTGATCTTTTCACGTACTTGCTCGAGCGCGTCAAGATTCTTCTGATAGTTGGCGTCAACGAGAGCACGATTGTAGTCACGTGCTGCTTTCGTTGCGCTATCACTGGCTTCCGTGACGTCTTTGTATTTAGTGCGAAGAAGTTCAAGTGCCTGGGCCGCGCGTGTCGACTGAGCCGCTTCTTCCTGAGCGCGCTGATACCGGCCAAAGCTATCAACCAGGAGGGTTATGCCCACCTGGATCGCCAGCAGTAAGGCGCTGAACTTGATGAAGTTGAGAATCGCTGTGCCCGCCAGACGGGCTGCAGCAGTGGTGGCACCTCCAAACTTGGCGACAGACACACCAGCGCGCTCGGCAGAACCGCCTGCTGCTGTAAAGCTTGCGGCCAAGCCAACCAATTCGGCTTGAAGTGCGGCGACAGCCGGATAAGTGGTGCTGAGGGTGGCTGCGAAGCTCGCAATTATCACTCCAATCCGCGTCAGAGCCGCACCTACGGCAAGAACCAAGCCACCGATCAAAGCGGCGATGCGAGCTACCAGGCCCTGCACGAAGGTGACGATCGGCGTCCAGGACGAGATCAGAGTCGCGGCGACCAAACCGAACTTGATCGCAGCCACCACACCGAGTTGCTCCAGCAGCTTGAACTGAACGCTGAGCTGGCTCAAATACTGGACAAATGGAACCTGTAGGAGTTGGCCGTACGCCCGGAGCACTTGACCCAACCCCGCGGAGAACAGTGTTATAGCCTCAGTGAGATTGGAGAAAACTGATACCAGTGCCTTGAAGTTCTCGATGTTGATGGATACAAAGCCTTTTGCCAGCACGGAGAGGCCCTTGCTGATCGCGGCAAACGATTTGGTGAGCTCTTCGAGGATGTTGCGGACCGGTGCGACAAAGGCGTTCGCGTCTGCCTGGAGTGAGGCGAAGGCGCCCTTGACACTCTCGGCAAGCTGGGCTGCAAACCCCTCGGCGCCGGAGCCTAGTTGGGCGAACAAGGCGGACCCACCGCCGATGGCCGTGAGGTTGGTGCTCAGCAGTTGGCCAACGCCGCGACCCATGCCGCTGGCGATGGCAAAGACCTCTTCGCGGATCTTGAACAGGAAGTCGAAGACTCTGGTGAGGCCGCCAAGCAGCGGATCCAGCAGGCCAGCACCGAAGCGCTGGCTCACGAGCTCGGAGAGATCCTTGAGGTTGGAGACGACGCCGGAGAAGCCTTGAGCGGCTATGCGTTGGCCTGCGACAGCAGCTGCCAGGCGTTCCTCGAGGAACTTGATGACGCCGCCCGCCTTGGTCTTGGCCTCTGCGATGTCCTTGTTGGTGATACCCAGCGACTTCGCCAGGTAGGAGTCCATGGTGATGTCGCCGCGCAGGATCGAGCCGATCTCCTGACGGGCCTGGTACAGCGGGATGCCGAAGGTGCCCAGGGCGGCAGCGAAGTTGATCGCCAGGTTTTCGGCTTCCTTGAGGCCGCCGCCGACTTGGCCGATCTGGGAGGCGACCATGCCGAAGACTTCGATGACATCGTTCGAGGTGACGCCGGCCAGGGCGATCGAGCGTTCTCGGATGGAGTCGATGCGCTTGCCGATC